GGCGATTCTTCGAGCGGTTGGAGGTGCTCAATGCAGCGGGGTGGACCATGTTGGACAACGACATGTCCAACTACGATCGGCTGCACCACGCGTGCTACCTCCGCGCTTTCCACCGATTCATGAAGGCATTCGGAGCTGACAACTTGTGTCTCGACACCATTCTCGCGCAGATTGACTACACCTCAAGCAGTGAGACGATGACGTGGCGCCAGAGGGGTTGTATGAAGAGCGGGATGACTTACACGACCCTGGCGAACACACTGCTGAGCGTTTACATCCACCTCGCAGTTATGGTCGATGTGTACAAGATCCCCATCGACGAGTTGCCGAATGTGTTTCGGATCGCGGCCAGCGGGGACGACACTGTGCTGGCCATCCACCCGAAATACCCGGTGAAGCTGGAGGAGATGCAGGCACAGTTCCGCGCGTACGGGTTGAACGCGAAGCTGGCGAGGAAAAGTTTCCTGGACGTGACATTCCTAGGTTGTCAACCCTGGCCCTGCGTCATCGACCATGAGCGCCGACTCACGATGGTGCCAATCCTCGGCCGAGCCCTGCCGCGGATGGGGTGGAGCCTCACCAAGCAGGATGACCCGCAGGCTTGGTGGTCAAGCGTCTGCCGTGCGGCCGTGGTCCAGTACGCCCCAATCCCACCTATCGCGCGGTTCATGGTGTCGCAGATCTCGACCGATAGGGTAGTCAAGTTGGGGTCAACCGGAGAGATTGAGTTCCGGACTCCTGTCACCCCACACCCCGAGTGGAAGATCTGGTTCACCACAAGGTACCACCGCGCACCCCTCGAGGCGCAAGACTTCCCCTTGAACGCGGCCTCGACATGGATCCACGCCACTTCGACCTTCGCCATGATCACACAACGCGACGGTTTTGGGCCCATTGAAGGCAGCTTCCTCCATTCTGGCTCCGACGGCATGGAAGCCTTTCTCGCAACAGCACACTTGTCACGCCGAATCGGTCGTCTGAGGGCCGAAACTGATGACGCCACACCCTCACGCTCTCCAGCGCTCCCGGTGGCAGAAAACTCACACTCAGAAGGTGAACCTGAGATCCCCCTTCGGCGGGGGCGACCTCAGTTTTTTCGAAAACGACGACTGAGGACAAGTATGAAAGGCAACCAAGTTGCAATCAGAGGTGCGGGCGGTGTCGCTCGAGCCATTGCAGCTGCAGAACGAGCTGGGGAGGCCATTGGAAGGGCAGCGCGGTCACGCCCCAGACAAGCCCGCGGCGAAGCTGCCCCAACCAACCGTCAACGGCGCGACATGTCGCAAAGCCGTGCTCGAGCTCCACAACCTGGGCCGGACAAATCCCGCCGTGCGCGTCGG